CTACCGTGAACCCTGCTGCTAACGCTGGCTTGGTTGAAGGCATGAAAGGTCTGTTCAATCCTACAGACACTATCAGCAAGCAATTCAAGAACGGCATGATGGGCACTGGCGTGTTGGGCTTTGATGAAGTCAACATGTCTCAGTCTATCAAGCAACACACCACTGGTACACGCGCCGCTACCGGCACTGTGACTGCTGCTGCTGTGACTGCTGAAGGTACTGCTACCTTGACATTGACCGTTGGTTCTGGCGAAACTATCGCTGTTGGTGACGTGTTCACCATCGCCGATTGCTACGCTGTTAACCCACAGACTCGTGAGTCCACTGGTTCATTGTTCCAGTTCGTGGCTTTGGCTTCTTCCACCAGCACTACAACTGCTACCGTGACTGTTGCTCCGATTTACTCGGCTAACAACGCTTTGGCTACCGTGAACGCATTGCCTGGTAACGGTAAAGCTGTCGTGTTCGTTGGTGCTGCTTCTAGCCAGTACGCTCAGAACTTGGTCTACCACAAGGATGCCATCACTTTCGCAACTGCTGACTTGCTGTTGCCCCAAGGTGTTGACATGGCTGCTCGTGCCGTTCACAACGGTATCAGCTTGCGTGTGGTTCGCCAGTACGACATCAACAATGACCGTATGCCTTGCCGTATTGACGTTTTGTACGGCTACAGTGCGATCCGCCCACAAATGGGCTGCCGTATCTGGGGTTAATTGATTGGGGCTTCGGCCCCTATCTCTGTTCTTAACATTGAAAGGAAATTATCATGGCTTTACCTAATGGCGCAGGCGGTTACCAAGTTGGTGACGGTAATCTTGGCGAAATCAGCTTCTCTAACACCAGCACACCAGTCGCTTTGACTGGCGCGGCTGTCACTATCACTGCGGCCAACTTGGCTGCTGGTGTGTGCACTATGGACTCCGGCGGCACTGACGCAGGCGCTTATGTGTTTCCCACCGGCGCTTTGATTGACGCTGCATTCCCTAGCCTTAAAGTTGGCTCGACATTTGACTGCTCTTTCATCAACATTGGTGACAACGCAGCTAATGACGTGGTTTTCACTGCGGGCACGGGCAACACCCTTGTTGGTAACGACACGATCCAAGATTCGCTGACCAAAACCAGCAACACATCTGGCACGTTCCGTTTCCGCAAAACTGGCGATGCAGCGTATTCAATCTACCGCATTGCCTAAACTTAAATGGGGGCCTCGGCCCCTGTTTTTAAAGGAAACATCATGGCAAATAACCAACCAATCGGCGTAGCTTACTCCGACCCTGCTCTTGACTCTGCCCAGTTCAAGCTGTACACAGTGGCAACTTTGCCTACTGCCTCTACTGCTTTGGCTGGTACACGCGCTGCTGTAAGCAACTCGAACGCTGCTTACTCTGGTAACGCTGGTGCTACCGTCGCTGGCGGTGGCTCTAACATTGTGCCCGTCTTCTGCGACGGCACAAACTGGGTTATCGGCTAAAAAACCAAATGGGGGCTAATCACCCCCATTCTTAAATTATGAACATTACATTGACACACCCCATCCACGGCGCAAAGATCGCAACAATGGAACTTGAGGTTGAAATGGATGAACAAAACGGCTGGACTCGTTATAATCCAGACACGCCTTCTGAACCTGAAGCGGCTCCCGTGAACGTGCTGGAAGTTAAACGCCGTAGAAAAACCACTGCTGAGGTTTAAAAATGGTTTCCGCCATCTATGCAATTGTTAACCAAGTTACCCGCGACATGTATGTCGGTTCGGCTGTAGCTGTTAACCGTAGATGGAGTTCGCATCGCAGCCAGCTTCGCAAAGGTACGCACCATTGCAAACATTTGCAAAACGCACATGTTAAATACGGCGAACAATCATTTGATTGGGAAATCATTGAGTTTGTAGATGATAAAAACAAATTAATTGAAAAAGAACAATTTTGGATTAATTTTTTTACGCCAGTTTACAATAAACGCGCAATTGCAAACTCATGTTTGGGTCTTAAACGATCAGAAGAATCACGCTTAAAAATGTCTGTTGCACAAACAGGCAAAAAGCAATCTGAAGAAACTAAAGCTAAACGATCAGCTTTGTTAAAAGGACGACCAAGACCTTTGGCAGTAAGAGAAAAAATTAGTGCTTCGCACATAGGAATTGTGCCAAATGAAACATCTCGTGCCAAAATGTCAGAATCAGCCAAACGGAGAAAACGCAAATGACCACCTACACTTGCGGACAGCAAATTGAACGAGCCCTTAGGCTTCTTGGGGTGTTAGCAGAAGGCGAAACACCTTCAGCCGCCACATCACAAGATGCGTTAATGGCGCTAAATCAGATGGTGGATTCGTGGAATACCGAGCGTCTGTCAGTGTTCTCTACGCAAGACCAAGTGTTCACATGGCCTGCCAGTGTTATCAGCCGCACGCTTGGCCCGACTGGTGACTTTGTAGGCAATCGCCCCGTCTTGTTTGACGACGCCACCTACTTCAAAGCGCCCAACGGCGTGTCGTATGGCATCAAATTTATCAATCAACAGCAGTACAACGGTATTGCTGTTAAGAACGTAACATCTACATACCCGCAAGTGATCTGGGTCAACATGACGTTTCCGAATGCGGAAATGTATGTCTACCCCAAGCCTACGCAAGATTTGGAATGGCACTTTGTGTCGGTTCAAGAACTGGACAACCCCGCCAACTTGTCCACGGTGCTGTACTACCCACCAGGCTATCTGCGTGCGTTCACATACAACTTGGCCATGGAGTTTGCCCCTGAGTTTGGTGTTGAGCCAAGCCCACAAGTGCAACGCATCGCTATGACTTCTAAGCGTGACTTGAAGCGCATCAACAACCCTGACGATGTGATGGCGCTGCCTTACGCATTGGTGGCCAACCGCCAGCGTTTCAACATCTATGCCGGTAACTACTAATGAAGACGCCGATTCTTGGCTCTACTTATGTAGCGCGTTCTGTCAATGCGGCAGACGCTCGGATGGTCAATCTGTTTCCAGAGATCGTCCCAGAGGCCGGTAAAGAGCCTGCGTTCCTAAACCGCGCGCCTGGCCTTAAACTGCTTAACACCATCGGCCTTGGCCCCGTGCGAGGTTTATGGGCGTTCTCGTCTAGCGACAGCACAGCTTTTGTTGTTTCTGGCACACAGCTCTACAAGATCAACACCTCGTATGCGGCCACGCTAATTGGCACGGTGGCCGGTACTGGCCCCGTTAGCATGGCTGACAACGGCACGCAGTTGTTCATCGCGGCCAACGGCCCCAGCTACATCTACAACAACACAACAAACGCCTTTGGCCAGATCACCGATCCGGACTTCCCAGGCGCTGAGACTGTCTGCTATCTGGACGGCTATTTTGTGTTCAACCAACCCAACAGCCAGTTGCTGTGGATCACGCAATTGCTAGACGGCACATCTATTGACCCGCTTGATTTTGCAAGCACTGAAGGCTCGCCAGACGGCTTGGTGGCCGTGGCGTCCAACTTCCGTGAAGTGTGGGCGTTTGGTACTAACTCAATTGAAGTTTGGTACGACTCTGGCGCGACTGACTTCCCTCTGCAACGCATCCAAGGCGCGTTCAACGAGTTGGGCTGCGCCGCCCCCTTCTCTGTTGCCAAGATGGACAACGGCCTGTTCTGGCTTGGCCGCGACCGCCGTGGACAAGGTATTGTCTACCGCGCCAACGGCTACACCGGCATTCGCATCTCAACCCACGCTGTCGAGTGGCAGATTCAGCAATACGCCGATCTGTCGGACGCTATTGCCTACACTTATCAGCAAGACGGCCACAGCTTCTATGTACTGGTTTTCCCTAGTGCTAACACCACTTGGGTCTATGACGCCGCGACTCAGGCGTGGCATGAGCGTGCAGGGTTTTCTGCCGGTAACTTTACTCGTCACCGTGGCAACTGCCAGATGGCGTTCAACAACAAGATTGTTGTTGGCGACTTTGAAAACGGCAACATCTACGCCTTTGATCTGGATGACTTCAGCGACAACGGCGGCATCCAGAAGTGGCTACGCACATGGCGTGCGCTACCGACTGGCCAGAACAATCTGCGCCGCACGACCCAGCACATGATGCAACTCGATTGCGAGTCTGGCGTGGGCATCAACCTTGGCCAAGGCGATGACCCTCAAGTCATGCTCCGTTGGTCAGACGATGGCGGCCACACATGGTCGAACGAGCATTGGGCGTCCATGGGCAAGATCGGCCAGTATTACAAGCGCGTCATTTGGCGGCGTCTGGGCATGACTACCAAACTGCGCGACCGAGTGTATGAGATCTCTGGCACTGACCCCGTGAAGATTGCCATCATGGGCGCAGAGCTTATTCTGAGTCCAACAAATGCCTAGCCCTAACGCTACGCCAACGCCGATCACGCCGCCGCGAGTGCCGTTGATCGACCCTCGCACGGGTCTAATTGACCGCGCTTGGTATTTGTTCTTTCTGTCGCTTTTAGACGCGGCCACAACTGTAGATTCGGGCGACGTTGGCACTAACGTAGAATCCTTGCTTGCGTCTTACGATGCGGTGATTCGCTCGGTCAACCAAGAGTTGCAGACGCTACCGCCGACAGCCGATTTAAGCGATGAGTTGGGCAAACAAATCCAAGCAGTAAGTCTTGAAGATTGTTGTTCTGCTTTGGTGTCTCAGACGGCGGAAATGCAAAAGCAGATTGAGGCGCTACAGATCCAGCCGATCTCCACTCCTCAAATACCGCAGTACATTTACGGCTCGTTTTACAGCACTGCTGATCAGCCCGATGGCTCTACAACTACAGCGTATCCAATTCTGTACGACACCACGCAGTTCAGCCAGAATGTGACGCTAGAAGACCGCACAGCCGTGTTTACGGCCTCGATTGCCACGACCACCATGACTGTGACGGCGATCACGTCTGGCCCAATCTACCCTGGCATGACCATCACAGGCACAGGCGTCACCGCAGGCACGCGAATTGTGTCGCAAACTACGGGCACTGACGGCAGCACTGGCACTTATGTGGTGAGCATATCGCAGACCGTGGCGTCAACAACAATCACGGGCACTTGTAAATCCAAGATCAAATGCGAAGTTGCAGGGACATACAACGTGCAATTTAGCATTCAGATGGTCAACACGGACGCCAACATCCATGACATTGACGTTTGGATGCGTAAGAACGGCGCAGATGTGACCGACAGCAACAGCCAGTTTTCAGTGCCAAACAAACATGGCTCAATAGATGGTCACTTGATTGGGGCGCTTAATTTGTTTATTGATTTGGCGGCTAATGAATATGTCGAATTGATGTGGTCAACTACTGACGCTAGCACTACAATTGAGTATATTGGCGCTCAAACTGGCCCAGTTCGCCCCGCAACGCCTTCCGTAATTTTAACCGTGTCGTTGGTTTCTGTGCCGACACTACAAGGAGTCTAAGCATGACTGTTACCGTCAAAGTCCTCGTACCGGCAAAGTATGCCGAGAACGCGCAAACAACCCAGTACACCGCCAACGGTGTGACGACCATTATCGACAAGTTCACAGCGACCAATATCAGCGCAACTGCCGCCACGATTAGCGTCAACTTGGTCACATCCGCAGGCTCGGCTGGCAACACCAACTTGATCACCAAGACCAAGACCTTGCAAGCGTCTGAGGTCTATACGTTTCCTGAACTAGTTGGCCAAGTGCTTGGCTCTGGCGACTTTATCAGTACAATTGCAGGCACAGCCAGCGCAATCAACATTCGCGTTTCTGGACGCGAAGTGACTTAAGGAGAACAACATGGGATGGGGTAAACTTTTAGGTGCTGGTCTTGGTTTTTTGGTGGGTGGCCCTGCGGGCATGGCGCTAGGCGCATCGCTTGGCGGCGCTACTGAAGAAGTTACTGGCGGCGGTGCGGCAGGCGCGGCTAAAGACGCAGCGGCAACTGCAAACGCGGCTGCGGAACGCGATTTAGCACTGCGTACAAGAATGTACGAAGAAGGCGTTGCGCGTCAACAGCCTTTTTATGAAGCTGGCGTTAATGCGTTGGGTCAGTTGCGTAACCAATATACCAACATGCCCGCTGCATTTACAGGGCAAGTGCAATTAGGCCAAGACCCAGGCTATGCTTTCCGTTTGTCTGAAGGCCAAAAGGCGCTTGACCGACAAGCCGCCGCCCGTGGTGGTTTGATCTCTGGCGGCGCTTTAAAAGCCGCACAGCGCTATGGTCAAGAGATGGGTAGCCAAGAATATGGCAACGCGTATAACCGAGCGCTAACATCATACAATGCTGAGGTAGCCCGTGAAAATACAGGCTATAACCGATTAGCAAGTTTGGCAGGGTATGGCCCTGTTGCGGCAACATCGTTAAACGCGGCGGGGCAAAACTATGCGTCTGGCGCAGGCAACATTATGTCTAACCAAGGCGAAACATCTGCAAATGCGCTGTTGGCCGCCCAACAAGCGCGATCGTCTTCATACGGTCAACTTGGTAGTGCTTTAGGTAAGTATTTAAATCCAACATACAACTACGGCGCGTTTGGTGGCGGTAGTGGTACGTTTGGTGAAGGGGAGTATTGATCATGGCAGTCGATTTCAATCTTCTGAAACAATCCGGCCCTGCAAACTTTTACGAAGGTTTGGTTCAAGGTCAAGAAGCGCAACGTGTTAACGCTTTGACGCAACAGAAAATGGCGCAAGAGCAAGAAATGAACGCCTTGCGAATGCAACAGACGCGCGGCGCTATCAGTCAACAACAGCGCCAAGAAAAAGCGCAAGCTGTCGCTCAAAAAACAGGCATGTTCCGCGAACGTTTGCTTCGCGCTCGTGATCCTAATACAGCACGTGAGTTGGTAAAGATGCAATACGCTGACCCTGATGTCGGCGCGGTGCTGTCGCAAACTGGCACACTAGAGCAAGCGTTGGCAGAAGTGCCTGACGATCCTGTACAGTTCGAGCGCTATCGCCAGCAAGAGGCGCTAGGTATGTCTGAGTGGATGAAGTCGCAGTTGCCTAAAGTTGTTGGCAACGCAATTTACAAACCGTCTGAAGATAAGTTTGTTGCGCCTGAACGCGCTGCCCCTGCACCTGGCGCTCCTGTTGCGGTCATGGGGCCAGATGGAAGGCCTCAGTACGTAAGCCGTGAGCAAGCAATTGGCATGACACCGTTTACACCTGCGGCGGTTAAACTTATGGGCGGTGGTGGCGGCGGGGCAGCGCCAGTAGGCAAAGCACCGGCTGGCTATCGCTATACATCAACTGGCGATTTAGAACCCATCCCAGGCGGCCCAGCATCGCCAGGGTTGTCACCAAAAGACATTCAAAAGCGTGAAGCCGTATTTCCGCAAGCAACTTCGTCAGTTAAAAGTTTTGAAACCAAGTCAGAGCAGTTTATTAAAGAACTTGAAAAGTTGCGCGACGATCCTGGTCTTAATCAAATTACTGGCTCAATATATGGCCGCACGCCTAGTGTGTCGCGTGAAGGTAGCAGAGCGCAAGCGCTGTACGACAAAATCTTTGCTAAAGGCGGTTTTCAAGCGTTGCAAGATATGCGCGAAGCGTCTAAGACTGGCGGTGCATTGGGTAACGTGTCAAACGAAGAGGGCCGTCGCTTAGAGAAATCAGTTGTTGGTGGGCTTGATCGAACACAAAGCATAGACGATGTAAAACAAGGTATCAATGATTTTATTGATGAAATTCGTGTCTCTCAAGCGCGTGTGCGGGAAGCGTATGATTCAACGTATGCGTATAGAGCAGGCGCAGCCGCGACACCTCAACTAAGCCCACAAGACAAAGAAGCATTAGACTGGGCTAACAGCAACCCTCGTGACCCTCGGGCAGCGCAAATTAAACAACGGCTGGGAGTGAGATAATGGCTTTTGATCCAGACGCATACCTTTCACAAACCGCAGCTCCTATGGCTGCGCCTGTGGCGTTTGACCCTGATGCCTATTTGAAGGCAACTTCAAGTGGCATTCCAGCCCCTCGTCGTACTGGTACGCGCGCTGATCAAATCCCAGGCTACGGCGGCCCAGTCCCTGCTTCGACCGCTGCGCCCGAGCGTCCTGAATCAGGATTCTTCGGTAAACTTTTGGCGCCTGTTGAGACAGCAGTTGCATTAGGCACTAGCGCTATTAGCGCGCCTATTGTTGAAGCCGCAAAAATTGGTGGTACGCTTTTTAGCGGCAAGTACGGCACACAAGAAGGAATTAGAGCAGGGGAAGCTGTTGGACGTAAAGTGCAGCAGTTTTTTCAACCCGCCCTTAGTCCTGAAGCTGAAGCACAAACACAAGCGATTGGTAATTTTTTGGCCAGTACTGGCGTGCAAGGCGTCCCATTAAACGTGCTAGGCGACCTTCAGCGCGGCTTAACGCCTGCGTTGCGCGCTACTGCGGACACTGCCCGCGCGCCGCTCGCCGCCCGCGCAGAAAATATAAAGCAAGCACGTATTGAACAAAGCTACGCTAACGCACCAATGATTGACGCCGCGCAAGCCGCTCAACGAATTGGCGGTGCAGTTCCACCTGCCATTTCTAACCCAACAAAAGCTAACATTATTAAAGGTAAGTTAGTTGGCCCCGAACTTGAAGCGCGGTTAGCCAAAGCTAATGAAACTGCAGTGACTGAAAAAGTCCGTAAAGACCTTGGCATAAAACCAAACGAAAAACTTATCCCTGAAGTGGATGAAGTAACTGGAAAGTTAAACATTGACAGCCCAATCACGCGGGCGGTTGAGGAGGCTAGCAAACCATACGAAGTCATTCGTAAGATGGATTCGCTTATCACGCCTAAAGAATCAATTGATGCGTTGACTGCGTTAAAACGGGCGGACACTATTGGCGGTGATACAAAAGTAGCCGCAATTAACAGTTTGATTGACGACGCGGTAACAAAGCTGCAAACAACTACTCCAGGCGCATTTTCTGGCGTAGGCGGCGCACCTGTGGCCGTGGGGCGTAGCGGCGCAACCATATTAAACGACATTCGGTCACTACGCCGAGACGCGCAAGCCACTTATCGGGCGCAAAAAATTAATCCTGATCCATTGGCCAGCGCCAAGGCTGACACCCAGATAGCGATTGCAAACATCCTTGAAGATATTATTGACGCCAACGCGCCAACACCAAAAGTGTTGCGCGAACTTAAAGAAGCGCGGACACGTATTGCACAGATTTATGAGCATGAGCGTGCTATTAACTATGGGCAACAAAAGATTGACCCACAGGTATACGCCAAACTGTATGAAGAACGCAAAGGCGGTATGACGGGTCTTAACGCGGATATTGCCAAAGCCGCGTCTATGTTCCCCGATTACTTTACTTTAACGCCCGCCGAAATTAAAAATCTACCCCGTATTACTCGCGGCGGCGTAGGTGGCGCTATTGGCGGCGCTTTAGGTTCGCCTTTTGGCGTAGGCGGTATATTGGCTGGAACAGCCGCTGGTATGAGTGTTGGTGGCGTGGCAAGCGGTTTAGCCGCCAAGCGGATGGCCACGCCTGCGTACCAACGCGCCAATGCTATGCCTACCGATTATCGCCCTGTCCCACTGGGCGCAAATCCTGCGGACATCAATTACGCGCCTAATCAATTAGCGCCGTATAACTTTGCCCAACAAACATTTGAGACACCTAACTTTGTGATGCGCAGCGGCCAAGAAGCGCCCGCGTATGCACCGCCATCTTACCCTCGACTGACTCAATTTGGCGATTTTGAAACCACTGTAAACGCGCTTCGCAATCAAGAAGCACGAGCCGCAGAAAGATCACGCGCCGCAGGCCGTCAAGCCGAAGCGCAGCAAGCCGCCGCTGAAGCCGCGGCGCGCAAGCCTGCCGGTCGTGGTGTTGAGTTAGTGTTTGACACCGCTGGTAATTTAGTAGAGGCGCCTGTTGCTGGAACGGGCGGCGTTATGCCGTCGGCGTTGGAATCGGCTGTTGCCAAAATGTCTGGCCAAGTAATTGAGCAACCAAGCACTACATTCAAGACACAAACAATTTCACCTAAGACTGGTACTAAGCCTTACACACGTATTACAAAACGTGAGGGCGAAACAACATTTGAACGTGGCGTTAGCCAAGCGTTTGCAATGACGGCAGAAGAAAAGATTGCTTGGAACAAAGCCAAAGCTGATTTGGCCGAAGTTATGCCAGGCATGAAAGCGCTGGACGACAAAGCGATCGCGTCCAAAATGATGGATCGTGAATGGGTGCAACAAGCTATCGTTAAGGCAGAGCAAAAAGCAAAACTGCAAGACGAAATACTTGCACGTTCAAATAATGAAAAAGCGCGTCGTCTTGCTCAAATAGAGCGTGATAAATTGGAAGGCACTTTAGAGTTGCTTGAAGAACAATTCCGTAAAGCTCGCCCCGTTAAAACCGGCGGCCAAGGTCCTAAGACGCGCAACTTTCAACGCAACATGTTGGCACCAGAACAAGAAATTCAAAATGCTTTGGCGACTCGAATTGACTTAACCGGCATGGCAAACAAATAATGGACTATCAAGTTTTATTTAACATCGCCGTGGCTGCGGCTGGTTTTTTCGGTGGTTGGGTGTTGAACAACATCTACCGTTCAATCGAACGTCTTGACAGCGACGTTCGGGCCATGCCGCACATGTATGTCACCCGTGACGATTACCGCGCAGATTTGCGGGATGTCAAAGACATGCTTGGCAAGATCTTTGACAGACTTGACAACAAGGTGGACAAATGAAAAACTACATTCTTGCACGTGCTAAAGAGCCATCAAGCTGGCGCGGTTTGTTTCTTATCTTGACCGCTATCGGCGTTCCAGTGGCGCCTGAGATGGCCAACGCAATCATCACCATCGGTTTGGGTATCGCAGGCGCTATTGGCGTAGCAGCACCAGATAAATGACGCCGCACTTTACGTTGGCAGAGCTGACGTACACCGATCATCGCAAGTTTGACAACACGCCTAACGCGCAAGAGTTGGCGAACCTCAAACGCCTTGCGCTATTTCTCGAAGATGTCAAAGAAGTCTTGGGCGGCAAGCCCATCATGGTCAATTCAGCTTTCCGATCAAAGGCTGTCAATGATGCTGTGGGCAGCAAAGACACTTCTCAGCATCGTATTGGCTGCGCTGCTGACATTCGTGTTCCCTCTATGACGCCAGACGAAGTGGTGCGCGCTGTCATTGCTTCGGGTTTACCCTATGACCAGATCATTCGTGAGTTTGACCGCTGGACGCATGTGAGCATACCCAACACGCCAGAGGCCAAACCACGAAAGCAAGCCTTGATCATTGATAAGGCTGGGACTCGGGCATTTGTTTAGACAGCGTGCGGTACGCCTCAATCGCAGTCTTGAGGTCGCACTGCAACTGCTGAATGATGTCGTCCTGTTCGCACAGTTTGGCGTAAGCCTCGCCAGCAAACTTGATCAAGTTAGCCTGGCTCCATGTGGAAAAGTCTGGTCTGTTAGTCATTGATTTCTTTCTTTGACGGCGCGTCTAATTCAAGGCGGTAATACTTGGCGGGCATCTTGGCGTTCTTGTCCAAGTGTTTGCGTAGCCATTCAATGCCGCCAAGTTCTCTGAAGATCATCATGTGACGATCCGTGAGCCTGATCTGGCGGCCTTTAAGCGGTTCTGGTGGTTTTGGGCGTGGCACGATGTTGAAGTAAGTTTTTGGTTGTTACGCGGCGATTCCAGCAAAGCTGGCAATGCCATTTGGATCCCATGTCTACGCCGCCTTCGGGCGGCTTTTCTGTCTGGCACTTGGCGCAGAGTTTAAATTTGTGCATTATTTTTGAAGTGAGATGGGCATGTAGATACACGCCTTGGACTTGCTGTTCTGGACAACAAGAGGGGCGACTGGCGCGCGCCGTTTGCAGTTCATGCACTTGGCACAAGGCTTAACGGGCGCGCACTTGAGGTAATTAAAAAACACGGACTTTTTCGGGTGGGGGAGGTTGCATGTTCTCGGACGGTGGCGTCCAGCCGTACTCACGCCAGCGTGCTTGCACGTCTGAGCCGCGCTGATAGTTGAACGTGCGGTCGTGCAGACATTTGCTTGGGTAGGTTATTTTAGTGCCTTGGGGTGGTGTCCAATTGATCATGGTTGTATTGCTCCTTTGAGTAGTTCTAGTCTCTCCCGCGCAACGCGCAGGGTGTTGTAGCGCTGATGAAGGCGCTGAAGCATGGAGACGCGCTTGGCGCCTTCACGTTCTTCGTTT